GTTTGTTGTGGTTGCGCCTGTCACATTACTGCGCAAAGACGGAAACTGTACCGAGTTGAATATACGCTCTTCAGCTTGCTGAACGAACACGGGGATATTAGCCACGAAATCTGCTTCCGTGTTTTCCGTGTACGCTTGAATAGCAGCGCTGAGTTCAGTGTAATTCATGCCATTGGGCCCCGAGCCATCAAGCCTTTAGTTGCTGCACCTGTGCCGCGAACTTTGATACCAGAAGTTTTAACGGGCTGATTGCCCGCAGCTTTACTACGGTTGCCAACGCTAACGTTCAGCGTCTCCAGCTTGCTATGATTTGGCCCGCTACCGGGGTTATCTGACATGCTAACAAGCTTACCCTTCATGTCGTGCGGTGCAGCATAAGTAGCGGCGTCGCCAACTTCTTTACCCATCATCTTTTTGCTAAATGTAGCCATGATTAACCTCGTTTCTGGTTAGCGACTTTGGCTAGACCACGGCCCATAGATAACATATCGGCATCGGTCTTACCGCCTTTACCACTCTTACCGCCTCTGGGGTTTGGTGCGGTTGGGCCATCACTAGGAAAAATTTGAACATCTGTTTTACCCTTTTTAGCGATGCCATCTGCTGCTTTTTTGAATCCCATTTTAATCTCCTAAGTAACTGTTACTGTAACTGTACCAACAAACGTCGTTGCCACCAAGTAGTTTGGCGTCAAAGCGGCGTCAAAATTACTCGATCCACCTACTGGAGCCCAGCCCCATTGAATATCTCGAGAACCACCTGTAACGTAACCAGCAGCATCAGGAGCATTACTAGTCGAGTTAACTGTTTGCAACCCGTTTGTACCCGCCGTAACGTAGGTTGAATCCCTACGTGGATTACGCACAGCCTGTGGGTCGTCAACTGGATACATGCCTAGCAGCAACTGCGGCTGATCTGGATCCCAGCACTCAGGACAAACAAGCAGATTGTAAATCTTAGTCTTCTGAATCTCTTTACGAAGCGCCGTTAATTTGAACTGGAAGCCACAGCGATCGCACATGGCGATACTGTTCTTACCGGAAGCAAACCTATTGCCCATTTACGTACCGCTTCCAATAAACATCTGCCTCGGTACAAACCGCAAAGAAGCGTGTTCTTGATCTTCGCCAGCCGCTAACTGCCAAGCTTCGTCGTATTGAGCTTTTAGGACGTCTAAACGCCCTGCCCCTTCTGGAACTTTTAATGCCAAATAGTAGGCGAGTCCAGCAACCAAGCAGGGCAAGAAACGGAAAGGTACATCCATAGTGCGAGCGCCACCGCCTGCGTCATCAATACGGCGCATGCGCCAATAAACGAATTGATAGGTTTGTGATCCATCTGGGGTCGGCCAAACAGTTACGGATGGCAAGTTTTGTGAGTAAACAGCGGCGGCAGTTGAGTGCGCCACTGCGGTTGTATTATTTTGGCCACGGAAGCAGTTCATCAACTGATTGCCGCTAATGTAGCCGTACTGTACAGTTTCGTTTTCAATCAGGACAAACCCATTTGTGGCCAAGCCAGTAGTAGAAGTTAGCGTAATCGTAGTGGCTGTGGCAGAAATACCACCATTTAATGTAGTTCCTACTGATGATGTTTGACCATCTAAACGTTGAAACCACACCTGAATTGGGCGTGCTTGCTGCAGTTTATTAGGGATGGTCGCATAGGTAGAAACACTGATACGGGTAATTGTCAGGTCAGATTGCGTAGAAACATTACCTTCGCCCGTACGAATTACATGTTCTAGCAAATCCACAGTGTCATTTGGCAGTGCGTATGTAGCTAAACCCTGAGTAAAGGTAAGCGTGCCCTGCTCAAACGTCCACATGTTAATGCCACGGTTTGCCCAGTCTGCAAAAAGAAGATTCAAACTTCGTCTTGCAGTACGTAAGTCGTAGCCTGTGCGAAGTTCAGAGCCCGCACGCTCAAACGCTTCCTCAACGATCTCCGTGAGGTCAAGATTAAACGCTGCAACTCCAGAAGTAGTCATCTAAATCCCGCCGTTTTCTTTGCAATTGTTTTAGGTTGCGCTACAAACTGTTTCCCAGCTTGCTTACCTGCACGTTTTGCACGTGTGGTAGCGGCGTATTCTGATGGTGACAAAGACTTAATAGCTGCTTCAGGCAAGTATCTCTCCCCCGTCTTACTTGACGGTTTGCCAGACTTAGTGCGCCATTTCTGGTCGCCCCAGTCTTTAAGAGACTTTTGCGGAGCTTTCAATCTCTATACCCCCCACCGGAAGCTTTGTACTTCTTAGCAACAAGCTGAGCCTTGCGTGCTGACCATTGTCCTGCACCCGTACCTTGGGTAGCTGCGGCTTTTACCTGAGACACAATCCGCTTACGCAGACCGGGTTTAGTATAGTTGCCAGCCGCATTTACTTTGCCGCCTTCAGCGTACTGTGTAAAGTCAGTGTCATCCCGACGAGCTTTACGCTTGCCCTTGGGCATTTTGCTTGGGCTAATATCACCCATTCCACGGGATGCCATCATGATTTAGCACATCTTTCCACGGGTTTTACCCCGCTGAGCAATACCGTCGGCACGACGGGAAGCGGTTACACCACCAGAAGCCATCTTTGTAACAGGCTTCATACCTGCGGGTCTGCCTTTTTTGGAGAATGACATGAACTTAGCAGTCATACCGCCTTTTTTCATACCATCGCCTTTGTAGTTCTCTTCGCGGGGCAAACGAGTACCGTCTTCGTAGCGACCAGAATACTCTCTGCGGGCTTTTTCGTTAGCGTCAGTTTCACGTCGATAGTTGTCAACTTCTTCTTCATCTAAACGAGCCTTAGCATCTTTGGACAACTCAACCTTATCACGGCGGTTTGCTGCTTTTTCAGCGGCATCGCCAAGACCAGACTTGTCAACCATTTTCTTGCCTAGGCCGGTCTTTTCGTCAATTTTACGGCCAACCCCGTAACCAATTTCAAACATAACTTGACCAGCACCAGCACGGCCAACGTTACGATTTTCAGCACGGCGACCAGCTTCCCGAACGGCTTCTTTAGCGCCGCCAGTAAGCTTAGAAGAGTCTACGTTACGGCCTTTTTTGCCTTTTTGAAAATCTTCTCTGACGCGATCAAGAACGTCATCATTGAGTCCGGGTAGATTGTCCCATCTTGTAGCCATAGTTACACCATCTTTCCGCGAGTTTTACCTTTGGTGCAGCAACCGTCAGCACGTTTAGAAGCTGAGCCAACTGATCCACCTTTAGCTTTCTTTTCAAGCAAATCACCCATACTTACGCGTGAAGAGAGGTCATAAGCGGCTTCGTTATCTGCAGCGGCTTTACGATCTGCAACTTCGGCTTTAGCCGCTTCCATCTTTGCACGGGTTTCAGGATAGATAACTTCGTTTTGAGACTCAGGCGTGCGCCTAGGCTTGTATTTTTTAGCTGCTGCTGGTGTCATTGGCATGATGTTTCCTTAGCAGGACTTGCCGCCCATGTTCATCTTAATCATTTTGCCCTTGGTTTTACCCTTAGTGGCAACGCCGTTAGCAGCAGCGCGGAACGTACCGCCACCAGCCAACTTAGTCATAGTTGCGCCTTTGTGCAAACGACCTTCGTGTTTGTTTACAGCCTTTTGCATCATGGACTTATCCATCTTGACGTCTTCGTGCTTCATGCCACCTTTAGCCATGCCGCCTTTTTTCATTGCGCCTTTACCGTCACCAATAAAAGCGGGTTTACCGTCTTTCATGGGCATAGCGCCGCCGCTGGAATATCCGCCCATATTCATTTTCTTTGTAGCCATAGTATCACCACCTTCTTTCATGATTGACATCTTCCCATGAAGTGTCTTGGGTTTGTTAATCTTTTGAAGGTCGGGACGGGCGTATCCACCAGAACCGAACTTCTTGCCTTTATCCGCTTCGTTGAAATCTTTCCCAACACTTTGCGGAATTCCTACCTTCTTGGCAAACGCAGGGTTATGCGCAATTGCTGCCATGAAGTTGTGTTGTTTTTTACTTGTGCTCGGCATCATTTCCCCGCTTGAATAAGTTGGTCAATTTTTGCTTCCAACCTGTTAAAACGTTGGTCAATGTGGTCGGTAATTCTTTGCACTTCTGCTTGAGTAGTGTAATCACGGGCTAACTCCTCTCGGGTTTTGTTGAGCAAAATGTCAAGGCGTTTGATTTCGGCAAACTTTTCTCTGGCGGTAAACGTCAAAAGCCCTGTAAACAGGGTCAAAATTGCTGTCCAAATCGTATTAACGTCTAGCATTTCCAAGCTCTAAGTGATTTGTTTATGCGTGAGTCTGGGTCTTTGGCGGTCTTTGGGGATGTCAATTTCTTTTTCATCCCTTCCATCCTCGCACAGAAAGAGTCGCGCCGGGAGCCGCCTTCTGGCTGGGGAGGTTTCAAATTCATCCCTTGCTTTTTGGCGGAGGCTCGACCCTTGGCATTCAAGCCACCCTTGGGATTCTTGCCCTCTTTCCTCTGCCATGCTGGACTCTTAGCCATAAAACACCGTTGCTGTTACGGAACTTCCAAGGCCAACGTAAATACCGTTGGGGCAATAAATACCTTCACCGGGAATCTTGACTGGCAAACCTATTGTGGTGTACGTATCCAATTCCACCAATATGGTTGGGTAAAAAGTGGCATTTCCTGTCGTAGAAGTTGACACCGGTGAAGTTACAGTAAACACGTTTGCATTTGTAACTGTGACTGTATAAACGGCATCTCGTGCTGTGCCCGAAGTGCAATCTAAAAATACGCGCTGCCCACTCACTAAATTGTGGCCAGTAATCGTAACCGTAATTGTGGTTGTCGTTTGGCTGTATGTGCCTGATTTGCTTACAGTAGGGTCGGCAATGGCAATATTACGTAAAGAAGACGTGCCCGAAGTTACAGTAATACCTTTTAAGCGTGTGGCGTAGCTTACTGCCGTGCCAGATGCTGAGGCATGATAAGATTTAACGTCATACTGCATTGTCATGGCTTACCCCTTATCCATAAAAAATGGTTGAGGTTACGGTGTTTGCTGTTGGCAAACCAACATAAATACCATCCATAGCCAAGATACCTTCACCCGGAATCAACGTATAAAACGAAGTACCAGAGGCACAATCAAGCTCAGTCAAAATTTGAGTATAGACAGCCACATTACCAGAGGTAGTTAACACTCCAGTTGTCACCGTAAAAGTATTCTGTGTTACTGCGGTGACATCATACGTATCATTGATAGCATTGCCAGTAGAGAATGTTAACCATACACGCGACCCTAAAACAACGCCATGACCAGCAATAGTCACTGTACAAGTTGTAGTCCCGGGGATGTCGTATGTTCCAGTTTGGGCCACATTATTTGCTACAGCTACATTGTAAGCAGTGGATGTTGAAGGAGATATTACGACCCCTTTCAAGCGGGTGCGATAAGGCACGGCTACGCCCGAGACACTGTTGTGATACGACTTTACGTCATATTGCATCGTCATGTTGTTGCTCCAATTCCGGTGCGTCTAGCCTGTTTATAAGCATCTTGTACGCTTGGATTGTGGCTTGAGCCTGAGTCAAAAAAGTTTGGGCTTTCTGTGCTTCAGTCTCAAGTTCACAAATCTCAGTCTCCAAGAATTCCTTGGTGATCTGCATTACGAGAATGTAGCGTAAGCAGGAACGTAGTACACAGTACCCGCAATCATTACTTTGATTGCTTTAGACACAGTAGTCACGCTGGTTGCTGTCGGAGCACAAGTAGCGGCTGGGCCTGTTGCAATATTCATCAACAAAGGAACTTCACCAGTGTTTGCGCCGCTGTCAGTCACGCGAATAAATGAAGCGGTAGCTGGTAAAGAAGCATTAACAGAGTAGTTGGTATCTAACTGAATCACAGCCAATGTACCACCGGGAGAAACCTGTGTACCACCCAAAGTAGCGCGAATAGCGTTAGCAGCGCCAGAGATAGTGCCAGTACCATCAATCTCAGTAGAGATGTGAGCGCCGTTAATAGTGCCAGCAGTTGCGGCGGATGCGCCAGTCACAACAGAGAAAGCACGTAGTGTTTCGCCTGAACCTGTAGAGGTAAAGGTCAGTTTGTTGTAGCTTAAACGCGTATCGCCAGTAGTGGCAGATGTTGTAACGTAAGACTCAGAAACGTTGCCAGCAGTTGTTTCTGCAATAGGGCTAGTGGCTGTGCCGCCAATAAAACCATTGAGGGAAGAGACTGGGCCGGAGAATGTGGTTAATGCCATGATTTTTACCTTACATGCAAGTTAGGCGTATCAATCTGCATGTCGTCAGCCGGGACTGTTTGATACACCGGAA